GTGAATAATGTGCGGTATCTTTGCCGTAACTACTCCCATTCTAATATTCATCTTATTTCTTGCTCCTCTTTGCTTTTGTAGTAGGTTTTTGTACTATCATTCCGTTGAGTTTTTTTATTGCCTCTTTTGTTTCTGGTGCGTCAATTCTCGGTACGCATTTTTCTGGTACTAATAAAAAACACTCGCTATCCAATGTTACAAATCTGTATTTTTCACATTTACCTTCATCATCAACGAGATTTATAACATTTTTCAACTTATAAAACTCTTTACTGCTAACATTGATGTAGGTATCCTTACTCAAATACACCTTTGAAACAATGTCTGGGAATTGAAATTTTACTCTTGGTAACTCTTGCTCTTTTGCCATTTCCTGTTTTCTCCTTATTATGATTATCTCCCATAGGAGCGGTGAGGGTTATTACCGCCCTCACCTTAACTTATGGGATAAGTTAATATGCATACATTTTTCTGGCTAATTCAAATGCTTTTCTGTCAAGCAATTTGCTATCACCGAACCAAATGCTATTCTGTCTTAATTCTGCGTTTCTACATCTATCGTGGCATAGATAACTATTAACCGCATTATACATATTCCAAGTTTTTCTTGCAGGTTCTAACTCAAATATCTCCTCAACTCTGGCTAACAATTTTTTGCGTTCTGCCTCTATTTCTGCCTTTTCTCTTGCCTCGTAATCAGTGATAATGTTTTCCAACTTTTGAGAACTGAATACCTGTTTTACATATCTGCGTAAATCCTCTACGGATACATCTCTGTGTGTCAATTCTCTGTACTGTTCAACCGTTGCAATAAATTGCGTATTTACGGTATCCATTAAATCTCTAACTAACTGTAAATTCTCAACTACGGAAGAAGTGTGTTTTACTCTGATTAACTGACTTAAATTATGTCCTTCTGCATAACTCAAAGTATTGTTACAAACAACTCTTATCGGTGTAAATCCGACTTTTACTGTACTGCTCCCATCGTGTGAGTTTGAGAGTAAAATGTAACTTTCAACAGTATCTCCATTTACTACATCAGCCTCTTTGTGTGTCTTTGCAAGTATCCAAACTCTTTTACCATTGAATAAACTACCTGCGGTTTCCAAACTTGCCAAATCGTTTTCCAAAAATGGCTCAAACCAGTCAAATGCCTCTGTGTTCTGTAAAGGGTGATAAGATTGTCCAACAACTCCCAGAACACTTGTAGTGCCTTCTTTTACTACTGCTTGGTGTGAAGTAATTGCGATTGGCTCATTTTCGTTTGTGCATAAAGGTCTTAATTCAACCTTCCAATCCAATCCTGCCAACTTGATTGCCTCTCTTACGGTAGGTGCAGTTTCTACAACTGTACCGAGTTTGTGCCAAGGTTTTTCCTTAACTGAAAACATTGTGTCCTGTTCTAAAATTCCGTGTGCCATAAGTTTTTCTCCTTTTCTTTTGTTTTACTACTGTGCTACACTATGTATTTTGATAAGCCAAAAATTTTATACTGCAATTATGCTCCTAAATAAATAATTTGTCAATAGTTTTTTTATAATTTCTTAATAATTTTTTTTAAGAATTACCTCAAATTCGTTCCTGCTATTGAAATACGCAAATATCTCCGACTTATCTATCGTCTTTTCTGCGATATACTCCTCTCCGAGTTTCTTAAATCTCTCTGCAAATTCCCTACTGGTAGTCCAATTCCACTTCTCCTCATCTTCCTTATCCCTGCATACTCGGTACACCTTAACCTGTTTCGGAAGTCTTTTGAGTGCCTGCCTGTCAGAAGATTTCATTATTTTGTGTTCCCTGCCTCTACCGGAATTAAAAAATAATTCTGCCCAATTATCATCACACTTGCCGTCTTCTATCCATAATGCTCGCAATATTGTCCAATAGTCGTTATCGTCTAATTTTTCCTGCAACTTCTTGAAATAATATATTCCCCTGCGTTCTAACTCGTTAAATTCCTGTTGTGTTATCATTTTTGCTTAATTTCCTCATATTTTCTTTTTACATCATCAAATACCCTGTTTGCCTCTGCGTCAATCCTATCCGCAAAATCTGGGTTTATATGCTTGCAAGCCAATAATGGCTCTGTCCTGCTCATTCCAAACTGCTTACAAATGTCTGGTTTTCTGGGTGAGCGATATATATTGCAACTGTACTTCTCCCTGTCCAGAAAGACGCACATACCGTCTTCTGCAATCGCAGTAACGAATTGTACTCCCATTGCTTTGAACTTCTTTATCTCGTAATTTTTCTCGTATGCCAAATGTTTTATCTGCATAAACTTATGGTACTCAAACGGTACTATTCCGCAACAATCCGCTTTGCACTTGCCTTCTGCTATCAATCTGGCACAATCTGGATTTGTGTTAAACATTGTTTTTCTCCTCATCTTCATATAGCCAACAAAGTGTATTTAATTCCGTGCCTAATGAATTTATATTATCTTCAAATTCTCGTAATTTATCCTTCCATTTTTCCTCATTTTGCTTATTTATCCTGTCACATCTTTCCTGCTCCTGTTTGCTCGCTCCCTCTGGTGCTACGCAATATTCAGTAGGTTGTACTTTGAAAATATCCTTTTCGGTTTCTATTCTTCCGATTTTACGAGCAGTTTCTATTGCTCTTTTAATTATGTCGTAATTAGTTTTCATTTCTTTTTGCCTTTTCCTTTGCCTCTGCCTCTGCGATTTCCTGCTCCGTAGGTCGCCATTGTGCCTTATTAAAATGCGTCTTATTCCACTCTGCTTTTAATCGCATTAACTCTGCCTGTGATAACTTCATCATATCTATATTGTTCTGCAAACAATATATCGCAAATTCAAATGCGTCTTTTCTTTTACTGCCGTTATCCTTATTCAAATATATGTTTACCTTTTGCATTTCAAATACCTTTCATAACACATTTTGCAAAATTGCTTTGTAGAAAGTTTGCGGAATAAAAAAGGTGCAAGCCGTTTTACCTTCTCTGTGGTAATGTGGCTATCACTCCCTAAATAATTCCTGTGGCACTCTGAACACAAACTCACCGCCATATAATCTGGTGTTTTTGCTCCCAATCCTGCCAACTCTCTATCTTTCAAATGGTGTGCCTCACTATGATATGCTCCGCAAATAATGCACGGTTGAGAGCGAACATACCGCAAATAACTCTCATCTCGTTCACGGAATTTTGTTTCTTCCACTTCTGCAACATACTCTGGGTTTAAGTTATTTACCCAAAGAAATCTCAATTCTGGTTGCAACGGTATCTCGTACTGCTCACAGAAAATAAGCACTTTTTCAATAAATTGGCTCATTTCCTCAACACTCATCATTGATATTCTTTTCGTGATTTCTATTGTCTTCCCATTCGGTGAGATTAACTCCTCTTTGCTACTGCACTCCACATATAGCAATTCTTTGATTATCTCTTTTGAATATTCCTCACCATATATCTCTTTGAAGTGTTTTTGTATTGCCTCAACAATTCCCCCGAAAAAATACCCCAACTGCGAACGAGTTTTTTCTCGGAAGGAGAACTCCCAAGACAGATTTATAGATCTGTCTGGGTGTTTCTCCAACTCTGTTTTGACTTCTGCAAATATGTTGATGAGTTTTTTTAAGTTTGTTACTACATACTTTGCCATTGTCTTCTCCTACTGCCTGCGTTAAAATGGTATCTCATCTTCACTTATCTCATCTGGGATTGATGAGTATTCTGCGTCTAACACGGTATTTTCATCTTCTGGGTAATCTGCATTACCCCCCAAGTCTTCCGTAGCCGTTACCGTTGCCTCTGGTGTCGGAGTAGATGTCGGTGCGGTTTCTCCGTCTTTTTTCTGTTGCATTAGTTCAATGGTTTTTGCTAATACATACACTCTCTTAACCTTTGTGCCGTCTTCCTTCTCGTACACACTCGTTACCAGACTTCCATTAACACATACCTTCATACCTTTTTTAACATAATCTCCCATTTTGTTGAAAGTTTCAATATCCACCCAATCAGTTACTTCTTGCTCGGTTTTCTTATTCCACCTGCCAACTCCAATGCAAAATTTTGTTACTTTACTGCCACTCTCGAACTCTCTTTGCTCTGGCTCATTTCCTACATTGCCTACTAATGTTACTACGTTTAAATTTGACATAATTTTCTCCTTTTTTTTGTTAATATATCTTCTGGTTTCCATTTTCTACTATAACGACTTCTTATCGTAGAATGGTTAATACCTGTTATTTCTGCCCATTCTGCTATACAATGTCTTTCTCCGTTTAATTCTATAATTACATTGGCTCTGGTGTTTCTTTGTTGAGTTTTTCTATCCACCCACCTGCAATTTTGAGGTGTATATCCTTTGTTATTATCAATTCTGTCAAGACTTAATTTGTCGTTATATCCATTTTTGATAGCCCAATTATAAAAAGTCTTAAAATTATTCCAATATTTACATACTTTTATGCCTCTGCCACCATATCGTTCATAATTTATACTTGTTTTTCTTTCACATCTGTTTTTCATTGAAACATAAATTTTGTAAATTCTGGTTTTACTATAATTTTTTTCTAATTTCATAATGACTACCTTTTTGTTTTTATTTCCGCTTTTAATTCTTCTAATCCTTTAACGGCTAACCTATCTGCCGTTTCGTTGAAAAGGTCGTTATTGTGTCCTTTTATCCAATTAAATTCAATGGTATTTTCGCCAATCTCTCTGACATACCAGAGGATTTTCTCCCACAATTCTCTGTTTGCAACTGCCTGTCCTTTTGAGTTTCTCCAACCATTTTGCTCCCATTTTAAGTACCATTTGTCCTTCATACAATTTACAATGTACTTGCTATCGGAGAGGATATATAATCTCTCAAAAATATCCATTGTTGTAAAAAAGAATATAAGACCTTCTAAAACTGCCCTCAATTCCATACTGTTATTGGTTGCTCCTGCCTCTCCACCGTATCTGGTTATCTGTTTTCTGCAACCGCCATTTGTATCGTCATATCTGTCGCAAACAAATGCCCAACCACCTATTGAATGGTCTGTACCGTTTCCTTGACACGCACCGTCAGTATAGATATAGGTATTCCCTTTATAGTGCGACATTCCATTTACCTCACGATTTTTCCACATCTGATATGGTTTTCTAACACAAAATTACGCATTAACAGTCTTTGCTCTGGTGTAACTTCCACCCAAAATTCAATTCGCTCTAATTTTGGTATTTCGTTTTCGTTTTTTGTTTCATCAGCCAACGCAGGCGGAATATCTTGCGGAGTTTCTGTATCTTCTGGTATATTTTCCTCTGGGATATTTTCAACCCCTCTTAAATCGCATTCTACATCGTCTGACGGAATTTCTAAAACTTCTGGTACAACTTCCTGTGCCTGCGTCTGTTTTTGTTTTTCCTTCTCCGCCTCTAACTCTTGACGCAATCTCTCTGCCTCTTTTTCTGCCTCAATGCGTTTTGCCTTCTCCCTGTCAAATTCCATTTTGTTACGCATTACCGCACTCATATCAAAGCATTTTAGATAAATGTTTTTCAAAGGAATAACGAACTCATCATCAAAACTACTAATGATTTCTAAATCCGCAGTAATTTTTTTGAAAAATCCGTCAATCTCACCCTTAATCTTATTCATACTGTATGTCTGGTTTGTCCACTTCGGATTAAATACCTGTCTGATGTCAATATCTAACTCTGCCTGTGCCTTAACTTGATTGAAATACTCCGTAACTTCTGCCTGCTTTTGCTCTGCTTTTTTCTTTTCAATCTCTTTAATTGCATTGTCAATCTTGACTAAATGCTCGTCAATCATCTTTTCTAATGCGTCTGTATAATTTGCCTTCAAATCGTTGTACGGTTTTAACTGTGCGTTTCTTACCTCACTCAACCGTGCCTGCAAATCTTTTTTCATTGCGTTTAATTCCGCACGGGATTTCTTTGCCATTGACATATACTCCTCTGTTACGAGAAGATTGTCATACTTTTTTAACTCTGTGGCTAAATAATTTTTCACATCTTCATAATTAACCTTATAGACCGCTATTGCGTTTGTTTCATTGGTAATTACGATTTCCGTTTCTTTTGTAGTTTTTTCATCTGTCATTTTCATCATCTCCTATGTCATTTTATCGTTATTTTCTTACTTCTAATACCCAAGATAATGCGTCTATCCATTGCCATAATTTTATCTGGTCTAACTCTGACGCATTATCCTCATCGTCAAGTGCCTTTATTGCCCATTCTAATCGTTCTTTAATTTCATTTTCTGCCTTCATTTGCTTATCCTCTAACTAAAATGGGAAATCATCTGCTACTGCCGTTGCAGTTTCTTTGGTAGTGGTCTTTACCGCATTATTGAAGAATTGCTCTGTTGCCTCTTTGATATTCTCTATCTCTGGGCAAGTATGTTCTTCTGGCTCTGGCTCAATATACTTCTCCTGCTCCTCTAAACCTTTACCCCCCAAAATGCGTAACCCATTATCAAGCATATCCGCTCCTGCGGTTACTCCTGCGTCAAATTTCGCAAACATTTCTTCATCTGGGTAAAATCTCTCCATATAAAAACTCGGTTTGAAGTTTGGATTGTACCCGAAGTAATCGCAAGCACTTGCACCTGTTACCCACATTTGATACTGCATTTGTTTTACATATTTTGGATCTACCTTCCCCGATAAAATTAACTCCAAAAATACTTTATCATCGTGGTTTTTAATCTCTAACAAGATGTCTTCTTTGCCGTTTTCTGTTACCAAGCCGTCTGGTGAACACCCGACATATTTTCTACTCGTTACTTCAACAAATCCGACTTCACGAACACTATTGCCTGTTTCAAATTCGTACACCATTCGTGCCTGTGCCTCGTAATCGTTACCCCTTTGCATAGCAGGGTTTTTATACTTCCCTGTGTACTCATCATATTGCTGACTGCTATAATGCCCTGCCAATAACTCTGTACATAAAGTTTCAAGACCTTTGCCGTTAGTGGCTATCTCACTTGCTTTGCTTGCCGTGAATTTCAAATCACGGATAGCAAACCATTCGGGAGTTCCCTGTACTATTTCATCTGTTGTGTAAATTTTAATATCTTCTCTCATAGTTACTTATTCTCCTCTGCTTTTTTGCTCTTTAACTCTGCCTGTCTTTTCTGTATATACTTCAAAAGGTCTGGTACTTTTGCACATTTTTCTTTATTATCGTTATAAAACTTGCGAAGTACTGCTAAATCGTTGATTTCATCAATAGCACCTTTATCCTCTATACTTATGCCCTGTGGGTTTTCAATATCATTTTCGGTTGCATTATCCGTTGCCAAAATATTCTGGTAAATATCTTGAAAGTGTAAACTACAAGCCGATTTAATAACCGTCTTTAAGCACATTGCTTTGTACCATTCCTTCCAAATTTTATCGGTTTTTGCAACTTTTCTGCATTTTTCAATGTCCTGTTTGCCCATTGTCGTTACAAATTCACCCCTGCGATTTTTGATAACGCAATATCCGCCAATAATATCATCTTCCTTCTGGTCGAATGGATTTGCAATTTCGTGCGTGTAAACTACCTTACCACTCTGCTTTGCAAAGTGAAACACATCTCCTGCATACACTAATTGGTGGTCTATAATACTCTCTGGGTACTTGATTAAAAGCATATTTTTGTATGCCTTATAATTGTAACTAATGCCTCTGTTATCAATAGTGATATTCTCACCGTCAATAAATAATCCGTCTTTTGCAACTTGCTTGAAAAGATACACGAGTTTATCTGCCTTCCAACTCTGTATCCAAGTGTTTACGATTTTCTGTTCTTTGTCCTTCTTTAATAATAATCCTACACAGTATGTTGCATATTTTTCAACTACTTCTGTATCGTAGTCTTTAAGTGCCTGCGTAATCTCTGCTTTTTGAAATGTCATTTTTTCGTTCTCCTATCTTGTAATTGTCATTCATCATCTTTAATTGTAATCTCTGGGTATGTCATTTTCGGACACACCCAAAGACTTCTCTTTTTCATACGCACTATGCCTGTGGCATAGGTTTCAATCTGCCGTATTCATCAAAACACCCTGCACGGTCAAACTCGTTATATGCCTGCTCTGCCTCTAAAAATGCAGGAATATTAACTCCACCTTCCAATGCCTGTTGTTTTTCAATGTCTTTTGTTGCAATAGCAATAAATTTTGCTTTGTTTCTGTTTCTGACTTCTGCGTAAAATTCGTTTTCCATAAGTTTTTCTCCTTCTTTTCTTGTAGTAAATTGCCAAAAATCTGTTTTTTGATAAGTCAATTATGCTCCTAAATAAATAATTTGTCAATAGTTTTTTTATATTTTTTTAATAATTTTTTTTAGCATACTCCAAATCTATCCAAATCAATATTTAACGAATACACGGCAAAATGTGTACTGCCAAATCTACCCTTAATTTTTACATCTTCTGTTTTGATGTCGTATCCGTCTGCCTTCAATCCGTATATTCTGGCAGGTAAATTTGCAATACCTAACTCTGCTATTGCGTCAATATACTCTGACTTTGGTTGCCTGCTAAACAAATTTGTGCGGTTTTTCCGTAATTCTAAATACAATGGCAAATCAATTTGAGTAACTTTTTTGCCTTCTTTTAGCACCTTCAATAATCGTGCCTTTTGTGTTTGTTTTTCTTCGTAACCGTTTTTCATCATCTTTTCATCTCCTCTTTTGTTGTTAGTTCATCATTTTTTGTACTATTTCTTTATTTTGCTCGTTGCTTGTTACTGATAAAAATAACTGCAATATCTGTTCTTTTGTCATAGTTTCTGCAAATGCGTGTATGGTACTTTTTATAAGATTTTCCTTATACAATATATTTTGCATATACTGGTCTTCTGCTTTTTTGCTCTGGTAATACTCCGTATTATTGTCCTTATCGTATGTATCGCCTGTCATATTGATTAAATACTCAATTAACTCGCTTGCCTGCTCCTCATCAAGATGTTGTGAACTGCCGACACCATATTTATTTTCCAATAATTCACGGTACACTTCATCTTTTATGCCGTGTTTGCTCAAAAGAGTATGTATTTTCTTTGTCTGCTCTGGTGTTATTCCGTACATTATTGCTCCTCTCCTGTTTTTTCATCACTACTACTGCTTTTTAACCATTCTCGCAACTTGCCGATAAACTTCTCACTATCTTCCACCGTGATTAGTCCTTCTTTATAATACCAGAGAAGATATGCAAAAACTTCCTCACGAAATCCTTTTGCAATCTTTTTGCGGTTATTATTATCTGCCTTTGCTATTAGTGCCATAAGACGAGCGGTAAAATTTGTTCTACCCTGTTGCCACCCGATAACTTCACCCAATGCCCAATGCAAATAACCTTTGTCAATGTGTGTTTTTTCTCCATACAAATTAACCTCAATGAAGTTTTTTGTTACCTGTGTTACTTCGTAATCTGTGTTTGTCATTTCATAATCTCCTATTCTTTTGCCTGCTTACTTTTTTGCTCTACTTTTTAATTCATCTTTTACTCGCTCTGCAAGTCTTTTAACCTTAAAATCAATGTTTTTTTGTATTTCTGTGTCTATTCCGTACATAATATCCAACTGTTTGAGCATTATATACACATCTGCGATTTCTTCTGCAATATTTCGTACATTATCTTGACACGGTTTTCTTATCTGCTTTATTACCGCCTTCTGTAACTCGGATAACTCTTCAATAACAATTAACCTTTGCATATCAGAGCCGTATGTGTCTATTGCTCTTTTTAATGTTTTTCTCTGAAACAAATTTACTTTCATTTTTTGTTTTTCTCCTGTTGTCTTTTCCGTTCTTTGTATGCCTCTGCCTCTGCAATAATCTCTGGGTTTATCTCAAATCTGTCGCAAACATAAGATAATCGTATATCGGTTGCCTCACCCCTGCTCGTACCCAATAATTTGCATTTATAGTAATTTTTCTGGTGATATGGATCGTGGTCTAAAAATTTACACTTTGCACACATTCTGCCGTCAATATTGTGGTTTACCGCTTTTTGATAATGATTATCAATTTTGAATTTTTGGTACACACTCAACTTATTGTACTGCTTTGCCTGCTCCTCTGCCAATGCTATCTGGGTAATATCCTCTGGTGGCATATCTGGGAATATTTTCATCTGCAAGCGGACTTTACTATCTGCCATTATTCAACTCCCACGCAATACATTCTGCCTTCCAATAATCACCGTCTTTGCATTTTTCTATTGCCTGCCATTCTTTTGTCTTCTGTATGCTCTGTGCGTCTTCCAATGCTATCTGGTATTGTCTAATTTGTGCGTCTTTTTCTGCCATATTACCGTGTATTGCCATATAGCACCACGCATAACCCAAAAATACTCCGATTAAAATTGCCGTTATCCAAGTAAATACCCCTGCACTCTGACTATCCAAGCACATAGATTGTATGAACTTCTCCTGCTCTTTTTCATTCGCCAAACATTTTTCGTACCCTGCACACATATTGCATACGCACATAAAATCTTTACTCACCGCCTTCTGCATTTCTTTTGTCATTACCATAATTACTCAATCTCCTCTGCTTTTTGTTTTCTCATACTATCTGCCTTAAATACGACCTTCTCTAATGTTTCTGAAAATCTGTCAAATATTGCCTCAAACTCTGGTATATCCTTCACCCTTAACACATTCTCTGGGTTTGCCATAATGAAGAAAGTAGTACAATTATTATACAATCCGTCAAAAAATAAGAACACATTTTCCAATCGTTTATCCGAGTATTTTTCTCTGCCGAAATCGTCAATAAATATTGCGTCTGCGTCAAACCACTTCTGCATTAAATCGTCAAATGTTATCTTGCTCCCCTCTTTGTATGTTGCCTGCATTTTGTTGAGGTACTCTGCCATAGTGAAGAAATAAACATTCTTATACCCCATATTTACCAACTCTTTTGCAATACAACTTCCAGATGTAGTTTTTCCGTTGCCTACTCCGCCATATAGAAACATACCTTTTGTTTTTCTCGGCTTAAAACTCTGTACCCACTCTGCAAACTTTTCTTTATGCTCGCAAGTCAAGTTTCTCAACCTATGTCCTAATTGTCTTCTGGTAAATCCTGCCTGCTTATACTGCTTACGGAGTGCCTTAAATCTGGCTAAATTCTTTTTGCGTTGCTCCTCTGCCTGCTCTATTTTTGCTACGCAATCGCAAGTATCTACCCACAATGTAATTGTATGTTCTCCTGTGCCGATTGTCTTTTTTTCTTTTGCTTTGCCACAATACTGACAAACTCGTTTTTCATCATCTTTTACTGCTTTTGCCATTCCTAAAATGCCTCACTAACTTTTCTCAAAATAGAACTCTTATCCTCTGTCGGTTTGGTAGTGTATCCGCTCCTGCCGTTGCTACCCTTCTCCTCAAATATCTTCTGGTACACCCAATTATGTTTGCCCAGAACTGCATAATGAGATTTGTATTTTTTACCGCTACTGCCGATATAACTGCTCAACACTTCAATAGCCGTTGCAAACTTTTCTTTATACAACTCCTGCAACTTTGTAACTTCATCTGCGGATAAAATAACATTCTTAAATTCTCCCAACACTACCGCCTCTGGTTTTTCTTTTTTTGTTTTTTTCGGTTTTTCATCTTCTTTATTAGAAGTAATATTATTATCCTTATCTTTATCCTTATCCTTATCTTTATTCTGTGCAGTTACATTGTAACTGTTACCTAACCCTTCCGTAACTGTTTCAAATTTCAAGCACTCACCGTCTTTTCCGAGTATGCCATTTTTTTCAAGAATTTTTATTACTCCCTTATGCACAGAAAATTTTGGATTTAATTCATCTAAATTTACTCCGTACTGAAAAGAAATAAAATCCGTTAAAAAGAATTTTCCATTAGCGAGTTTTACAACTTGCTTAATTGCGAGCAAATCATTTTCGGTAATCTCTGCTCCAATCAAAAATTGCATAATTTTGTAGTTTGCCTCAAAAACTCCTGCACAATCGCAATTATCAAATAAATACTGCACTAATAATTTGTGCGTCTGGGATAAATTACAATACCACTCCTTATGCCAAATCTCTGTGTCGTGTAATCTTTTTGCCATTGTTTTCCCCTCTGCTTACCTACTTTACCGTTACCTGTACCTTTGCCTTACTGCCGTACCCTTTGCCTTTTAGAGAAATATCATTCGCTCTCAACAATTTCAACAAAGTAGGCTCGGAGATGTTCAACTCTCTGGCTAACTCCTCATTATTAGAGTTCAAATACTTTTGCTCTAATTCTGCTCTTGTAATTTCAATCATCTTCTTTACTTCACCTTCCTTTTGTTTCGTTTCCTTTGCCCTGCCAGAAAAAAGGGATATTATCCCTTCTCTCTGGTGATTTAATCGTCTGTTATATTAAACAAACGAGGTCTGCCAACTTTTCTTTTATATCCTGCATTTCGCAAGTATTTCCAAATTGTTGTGTAGGAAGTGCCGAACATATCAGCAATTTCCTGTATGGTGTTGCTTTTTGCGAGTTTTAATAACTCATCTTTTGTAATGTTTTTCATTTTTGCCATAATGTTCTGTTCTCCTGTCGTTCTTAATTATACAAAAACTATTAAAATTTTACAATAAAATTATTAAAAATTATTAACTTTTTTCTAATTCCCTCGATTTCGAGAGAATTAAATTACTTCGGCAAAAATATTCATTTGCACTTTTTCAATTACTACGTTTGCGTCTGATGTATATAAATTGTTTTTCTTTGCCTCTGCATTTGCCTGTTCAAAACTGTCAAATACTCCAAAACAAACATAACTTTTTGTTGATTGCCAAATGTCTGTTTGAAACAATAAAAATACTGTTTTAGGTGTTTCCGTTTGTATCGTCATAAATATATTCTCCTATAAGTAATATTGTGCCTTTGTTTGCGTCTATTGCAACTTGGTATAACTCTGCCTCGTGATTTCCGCAAACATCACTAAATCTCACTTCTGCCTGTTTGGGAAGTTTTCGCAATTCGTCAATTATCTCCCCTGCCGTGAGTGTTCTCGTAATTTTTTCTTCATCATCTTTTTGTTTTTTCATCATCATTTCCTTTGCCGTTAGTTTTTCTGATTTTGCTCTTTTTGTTTCTGGGTGAGTGCCAATGCCTGATAGAACATATTATTTATCAACTGCAAATCTGTTATATTAACGGTTTCTGCTACCGAACAAATAAAACTGTTCATCGCCTCTGGGTTTTTCATACATTCATAAGCAACTGTACTTGCAAATGATACTCTGGTTTCTGCCAACATCGTTATTCCCCTTCTACCTTTTTACTCGTACTCGGTTATGGTATATTTTTCTCTGGTGAGTAAATTCACCACTCCCATATCTATCATATCATAATATCTATCATCATCTATCTCTCTCCATTCGTGCCTGCTCCTCACAAGACACGGAGTAATGCCGTCAAATACGATATGCCCTTTATCTCGTAGCCATTTCATAAACTTTTCAATACGGTTTCGGTTTCTCCAACTCAACCGCCAAATTATTCTGCCTAAAAAATTTCGTACTTTGTATTGCCATTGTCCTACTCTGCTCATTAGTCCTGCTCCTCTAACCATTTATCAACATCGCCTGCATAATCTTCATCAATAAGGTCTTTTATCTCATTTAATCTCTCTAATTGCCTGCCAAGCAATTTGTTAATTGCTCTTTTTTCATCTTCTGAAAGGTCTTTGAGTTCTCCTTCGTTATATCCTTCCAAAGTGTTGATACAATCTTCTAAATCAATAACTGTGTTGTGAAATCTGCAATAACTCATATTTGCCATTATGCCTGTTCTCCTGTAATTACTTCTTCTGCCTCTTTTACCCAATATTTTTTGGCATAATTCCAAATTTTTTCAATGTAATTTTCGTTAAACATTTTTGTTGTCCAAATTTCTTTTTCGTTGCCGTTTTCTGTGTAAATGGTTTTTACAAGTGTTAGTTGTACTCTTTGTTTTTTCATAAGTTTGCTCCTATTTTTTCTATTGGTTTGCCAAAAATCAAAAAATGATTTCAACCAATTATGCCTCTAAAAAAATAATTTGTCAATAGTTTTTTAATATTTTTTTAATATTTTTTTATAACAAGATTTATAACCGCACGGCAAAACGACCACTATATACAAGCGGTCATAGGTGTTGCATTCCCACGAGTTCCGAACGGTACTCCCCTTTATAGCAATCCTTCTGCCTTAACAAATGAGTGTTAAATATCTGGGTAGTACTCCCCAAATATATGCCCTTTTAGGATAGAAAATGCCTTTTCCAGAGCCTCGCCACTACTGTTGAGTATTATTGTACCATAACTGCGGAATATTCTGCAACTGATCTGCCTCTTTTGCGTATCTTCTTAACAACTCTAAAAATAACCTGTTAGCAATTATCCTTTTCTCTGTACTGTCTTCTCCATAATTTGTTCGGAAGTGTGCTAACTCTGCCTCATTCCTTCTCTCAAACTCTACCCTATGTTCTGCCTTCTCCTCTGAGGATAAATAATCATCAATATCATCAATATAGACCGTAATAAAATATCTTTGCTCAAAGACATAAATCTCCCAAATACTTCTGTTTTTGTCCTCTCCCTCATACTGAAACACTTTTCTTTTGTGCTTTATATACTCTTTTAGGAATATTTCTTTGTAAATTTTATCATACACTAACGCA